TCTTTTTCGGCGCTATCGGCGGTGGCTTCGCTGTCGCTCTTCAGCCGGCGCCAATCGGCGAAATAGGCGGAAACGGCTTGATTCAGGGCCACGTCATCGGCGGCGACCCAGACCCGCCATAACACGCCGTCGTCCGCATGTAAGAGCAGCCGTTCCGCGCCGACCTGGGGGTAAAAGGGATGGACGGCGGGTTCAGATTTCAGTACCCGCAGTTCCTCGGAGGTGATCAGCACCCCCTCTTGCATTAAACAGTCACTGGTAACCATGCTGGCCTTGCATTGCGAATGCACGACCACCCGTTCACCGGCCACGAACCGGGTCAGTGTTTCACCATGCAGGGCTTGATGGATGCGGCGGTTGTATTCCAGTACCCGGTCGTTGGTGTAAGCGATGATCCGGGTGTCAGTCTCCGGCTCGGCCTCGTGCTGAGCCAGCCACCAATCCACCAACACGCCGGCATCGCCGCCCACCAGCACCACCCTGGCCTCGGAATGCGAAGTCGGGAGCGTTTCGGTCAGGGACGCGGCCGAGACCCGAATCCCGGCCTCGATGTACTGACGGATCGCCACGGAGAGCTGGATGATGGGATTGTCGGCCGCCTGACGGATCACGCTGGTCAGCGTGCATTTCGCGTTCACCCGCGAGAAGACCGGACTCAACCCCGGCCCGGCCTTGACCGGCGGCAGTTGCGCCGAATCGCCAACGAACAAAATCCGGGCGTTGCCGCGTTCCCGAATCACCCGCTGGAACAGATCGTCGTCCAGCATGGAGCATTCATCGACGATGACCACCTGATAGTCGCGTAGGGTCGAATCGCGATGGGTGCGGGCTTCGTGCTGCCCGTTATCCAGCTCGGCGAGCTTGAGGCCCAGCAGGGAATGAATGGAGCGGCAGGTGATCCCGCGCGGCGGTAGAGCCTTGCGCGATCGCCAGGAAGGCAGTTCGTCGGGCTCGCCGGCATCGGCCACCGCCGCGCCCGCCTCAATGAGCTTGTCCCGCAGCACCCGCACGGCTTTGTTGGTCGGCGCGGCCACCGCCACGCGCCACTCGGGGAACCCACGCAGCAGGTGGGCCACCAGCGTGGTCTTGCCGGTGCCCGCCCAGCCTTCCAGCACCATGACGCCGTGGTCGGTGTGGCCGGTCAAGAACGGCAGAATGGCGTCGTGGGCCGCTTGCTGATCGCGGGTCAGCTCGGGCAGATCGGCCCGTTCGACCGGCGTCTGGGACAAGGGGGCGTCATCCATGGCGGCCACCCAAAAAAGCGAGAAGTGTCGTCTGTCGACACTTGTGTCGTCTGAGGGCATCGACGCGGAAAGCCGCTGGCTGGCTGGCCAAACCGAGAAGTGTCGTCAGTCGACACGTATATATAGGTTTTCTTTTTATATATAGCGCTCCCTCATAAAGTCCTACAGTTGCGTCGACGTGACGACACTTCTCGGAATTGCTAGCAAAACCAATGGGTAGTGGCGTCGACATCCCCATGACGACAGTTGCCGACACTATCGACATGTTCATTGCACCACCCCCGCGAACGCCTTGGCGACATAGATCACCGCCTTACGGCGCGCTCCAGGCTGGGATTCGGGCGTGACCTCGACGATCTCTCCAGCCGATAACAACTGCCTGATCAACTCCTTACGTTTATCGTCCGGCAGATTGCGGTAGGCACTGCACAGACGATATAACGTGCTCGTTCCCGCGCCTTGCCCCTTTCGAGCGGCGATGAAAGCCAAGACCCTCTGGCGCGCATTCGATAAATCGTGAACGGCTGGCTGTTGGCGCGGCTGCTTGGGCCGTTCTTGAGCCGGCTGAGCGGGGGGATAGGCGGGTTCTGGCGTGAATCGACCGGGCTGCGTACGCAGGTAACCAATGAATCCGTCAGCAATTTCCTTGGCGACCTTACCCACCAGCATTTCCAGCACGGCGAACTGCGCCTTGGGGCCGAAGTCGGAGAGCGGATCGCGGAAATTGGGCGCTTCGTAGCGACCGGTCTGGCGGATGGCGGGCAGGACTTCCTCGAACAACCACCGCTCGAAGCGTTCGGCTTCAGGGAGATTGCTGCCAACGATCAACCGGAAGGTGTCCGGCTCGTTGATGACGCGAATATCTTGGGTACGTCCCAAACTGTCGACGATGGGGTAGTGTTTCGCGACCCCACGACAATGCCGGATGATCGCATCGGCAGGATTTTTATACCCCAGCGCTTCGGCCACATCCTTGCCGACAAACCAGGGGGTGCCATCGATATTGAAGGCGCGAACGGAATGAGATTCGAACGAAAACGGGATCAGACTAGACATGACGAAAACTCCTTTCTGTGAAAAACCAGGAGTTCGTCACTACTCTTGCTACGGAGCGGGTGACGAACGATGCGGGGGTAGCAAACCGGCCAGAAAGGACACCGGCCACCCTTTCGGGTGCCCCGCACCGTCCGCCATAGAGAAACGACAGGCAAACAAAAAGCGCCTGTCGGGTGGCGCTGGTGCGCCTTTCTGACCTCGGGTTGTCACGCCCGGCCACGGATTTTGCCGTGGCAAGGCGAGTATGCCCCCGCCGGGTTTCGGATTCAAGACTCATCGCCTTTTCTCCACGAACGCCTTGGCCACGTACACCACTGCCTTACGGCGCGCGCCCAGCTTGGATTCGGGCGTCACTTCGATGACCGCGCCATCAAGGACCAATTGCTTGATCAGTTCCTGCCGCTTGTCATCCGGCAGATTGCGGTAGGCGCGGCATCGACGCTGTAAGGCGCGATCGCCCGCGCCCAAGTCTTTCTGAGACGTGATGAAATCGAGCACCTTCTCGTAAGTGCTCAGCTTGCCGTCATCGCTGGACAGCACAGAAAACCGGTCCAGCAGCCGCCGCAAGCGGCGCGCTTCGCCGTCCACCGCATGCCGCAGGAGTTCAGGGGTCACCGTGGGGGCGTCTCGATCCACGCAAAACGCCAGTGCCGTGGCTTCACGCCGGGCAATTAGCCGGGCGGAAAACCCCAAAGGGCGAGATTCGGCGTCGAGGGGTAGGGCGGCGATCGGTTCGAAATAGGTCTTGATGGGCGAACAGAAAGTAGCGACTCGCCGCCCAGGGATCTGATCAGGCAGCGCGATGTTCACCAGGTTGCCGGAATCAGGCGGCGTGGCGATGGCGCGCAGGGCGTTGATCAGCGTGGCGGGCAGCGGTCCGGAGGCCAAATCATCGGGATCGACCTCTTCGAATTCCTCGCCATCCAACAGCCAGTATTGAATCTGTTCCAGCGCCCCGCGCCCCATCTCGGACAGCTTGAGCGCCATGGCGAGCTGGTCATGAGCCAGCGCGGCCAGCAGGGTCAGGTGGGGCACGCGAATCAGATATTGACCATCGCTGTCCCCGCCGGACAGCCGAACCTCATCGGCGTCTGCCGCCAGCGGCTTGCCGTCCCACACCTCGCTCATGACGGTCAGGGTCTGTTCGATGTTGCCGGCCGGCTGGCGCTTGGCAAACTGCAATAAGATGCCCCATTCCGACGACAGCCACAGGGTCTTGGGTTGGCGCCACAGGGTCTTGAACAACTGCTGGGTTGTGGAGAGGCGTTGCGTTCGAACGGTTTTTTCCAGACCGATCTGATCGATAATCTCGCGCGCCAAGGCCAGATAAGGCCGCACGAAACCGATGCTGGGCGCGCAGAGTACGGCATAGGATCCGGTGGGGTCGCCCAAGGCGCTGATCACCTGACGGCCTGCCAGGTGGGCTATGATCGTTTTGACGGTGACCCGTGCAGCCAGCGGGCAGCGCAGCGGAACCCGCGCCAGAATTTCCCGTTCCAGTTGATCCAGAATCGGCACCGGGATGGCTTCCAGGGCCGGTTCGTCGAGTTTCTTGGCCTGGTAAGCGGTCCCGTGTCCATTGGCGCGGGCGAGGGTTTGTTCGAACCGGGCATCTTGCGATTCTGAATCGCGAGCTTGAGGTTTTAGATCCACCCATTTCAGGCTTGCCAGCCAGGACTCGGCTGCTTCGAGACTGGACCAATCCGCGTCGGCGACATCCCAGCCTTCGGGTAGAACCTGATTCGCGGGGTGTAGCAAGGTCAGATGCAGTTCGGCCGCAAGGGGAAGTAGCACCTCGGCCACGACTTGCATGGCCTTGCGTCCCGGCTCGTCGGCATCCGGCAGCAACCAAACGCGTCGATCGGCCAGTGCCGTCCAGTCGGCATGTCCGGCCCGGCTCGATCCGCCCGGCCAAGTCATCACCACGAATTCCGGGAACCACTCACTACCCGCGACGGCCGTTTTCTCCCCTTCAACCACCATGACGGGCGCGTCAGGGCGCTCGGCCAGATCCTGAAGGTTGAACAGTGGCGCCGGACGCGGCCAGCTCTTGCGCTTCCAGCCGCTCTTACTCCAATAGGTCAGCGGCCTGAAGTCTTTTTTGCCATCCGACTGATCGAAACGAAACACGACTCCCAATAAACCGCCATTCGCGGCTAAATAGAGCCATTCCTGACTGCTGCCGTTGGGCGATGGCGGGGGTGGCGCGTCCTCCGGGATCGGCATCAGGCAAGCATCGTCATTCTCCGTTGGCGGGCTGGGCAGATTGCAGGATGGCCCGTTGGTCGGATCGATGCCCAGCTCGACCTCCACGGCCTGCACGGCATCGAATTGAGAAATCTGATAGAGGTAGGCATACAGGGAAATGAGGTCGCCGCCTTTGGCGTCGGACGCGAAATCCGCCCACTTTCCGGTCTGGATGTTGACGCGAAAGCTCCCTGTGGTGTGATCCACCCGGGTCGGATTCAGCGCGTCATACTCAGGTCCGACCAACTTGCCACCGGGCAGCCAGCGATATAGCAAGCCCGGACAGGCATTGAGGGCGGCGCGGGCCGCGATTTCGAAGCGGTTGCTTCCGGCGGCTCCAGCGGTCATGACGCTATCCGCGCCAATTTCATTTCCGCCGCTTGTTCGCACCGGCGATATATCGCCGGAGGCGGGTCTTGTCGGGGATTTCCTCGCTTTTATGGTGCGATCCCAGGCTATCGATGAACCGGATTTCCTCGGCGGTGGTCCAGCATGAGTCTTGTGGGTTTGGCATCGATCACCTCAATGAATAGATTCCCGGCATTGCCCGGCCGGGAGCGGGGATAGCGATACCCAGAAGGCGGAGAGCAAGAATTCTCCTGTCCGATTGTTCGCTGGGCGGTACAGCACGGACATCGGCATCAGTCCGTTGCCCCGGCCATGGCCCGAATTGCGCGCGTGTTCGGTCCGTCGAATCTGGCGCTTTTGAGGTGGCCGTTGGGATGGGCGGGGGGGGTCTGTGGTGGTCATGGTTTGCGCCGAAATGGCGTCACGGTCCGGCGCAAAGCTGGAATGAAATAGCGTCGTTTCGTTTCTTTGCCGATCACTCGGTTTGCCGCCTGCTCCAGGGTTTCGCCGTGGTCATCGGCGATCTGTTGCAGGGCTTCCCGCTGTTCGCGGGTGAGTCGGTTCATATCGATCCCGATGTCCGCCATAGGGCCGCTCCCGGCTCTTCCTACGCCGCTTGGCGCGGAGCATCCTGCGGCCCATGAACCCTGGATTCGGCGATAAAGTCGTCCAGCCCCTTAATCAAGAAATGCAGGGCGACCTGTGCCTTGGGCGCGTCGTTGATCTTTGCCACGGCAGACAGCAGTTCGTCGGTCGGGTCGTCAACGCGAACCCGCAACACAATCTCGCGGCTCATTGGATTCTCTCTGGGATGGGGGGGATGGTGTTCATGCCGTCATGGTCAGACGAGGCTCCGGCTTCCACAGGCGCCCGCCTGGTCGTCGATAAGACGCTGGGTAAGATTCGGGGCAGTACTTGAGAGCGCCATGGGTAATTTCCTCCAACGCCATGGCGTTGGTGGGAGGGACAAGGTCCCCCCATGAGGAAACCGCTTGCTTGGAAATTCCCAGCGTTCGTGCCAGAGCGGCTTGCGATCCGAAGTAGGAGATTGCGTCTTGTTTCTTCATGCCCAAGAAGGTAAAGCATGCTGTACCAAAAAGTCAAGAATACTTGCTGATTGGTCAAGTATGCTTGACGGCATGACTATCGAAACGGTTGGTAATCGTGTCCGCCACAGTGGCTTGAATCGCATCCGTTGCATCAACCATAGCCAATTGAGACATGGTTGATTTCCTGCTTCATTGATGCCGGTTTCACCGGAGTCTTGCGACTCCGGCCAGAGCCGGCCTCTCCACAGGCTTTACTGGCCGGGCAACTCCCGGCCGCCAGCGCCACGCGCCGGAGATTCAAGGCCGCATTCACGTCTCGGTCATGGACGGCGCCACATTCGGCGCAGGTCCATTCGCGGACGGACAGCGGCAACGATTCGCGGTAGCAACCGCATTCGCTACAGGTCTTGCTGCTGGGAAACCAGCGATCCACCAGCACCACCACGCCACCGGACAGCGCGGCCTTGTATTCGATTTGCCGGCGCACCTCGTAAAACCCGATGTCCGAAATTGACCGCGCCAGCTTGTCGTTCGCCATCATGCCGCGCACGTTGAGGTTTTCCACGCCGATCAGCGCGAACCGTCCGGTCAATGCCGTGGTGGTCTTGTGCGTCCAGTCTTTGCGGATGTGCGCGATGCGAGCGTGCAGCTTCGCCAGCCGCGCGGCCGACTTGCGCCGGTTGTTGGAGCCTTTCACCTTGCGGGAATGCTGGCGCTGGCGCCGCTTGAGCGCCCGCAAGTACCGCTTGAGCGGCTTGGGTCCGGCGAGCTTTTCCCCGGTGCTAAGGGTGGCGGCGACGCTCACGCCAAGATCGATCCCAACAGCGGGACGCGCATCGACGGCTGGCAACTCGGGAAGCGAGACCAGGACCGGAACCGAGAGGAACCAGCGTCCCGCTTCGCGGCTGAGGGTGGCGCTTCGCGGTTCACCGTCGAACCGCAGGGCTTCCCGCATCCTGACCCAGCCGATCTTGGCGAGCTTGACGCGCTTGCCGTCAAACCGGAAAGTGCCAGGACCGTTGTCCAGCCGGGCGCTATCGCGCTTGAACGGCTTCTTGAACTGCGGGTAGCCGGCCGGCTTGATGCCCTCCCGGACCCGAAGGAAGAAATTCGTGAACGCGGTTCCCACGTTCTTGATGGCCTGCTGCGGGACGCTTTTCGGCAGGTCCAGAATCCACGGGAACTCGACCGGCTTGATGGCGTTGAACTGGCGGCGCAAGGCCGCTTCGTTCGGTTTCTCGCCCGCCTGATACTGGCGTTGCCACTCGGCCAGCGCCCAGTTGTAGGCGAACCGGGACGCGCCCACGCACTGGCGAAAGATCGCGGCTTGCGTCGCGTTCGGCTTGAGTTCGATGCGATGGGTTTTAATCAGGGTTCGCATTCCATTGCCTCCAGCATCCGCTGGGCGCGATGCTCGGCCGCGCGCTTGCCGTACAGGCGAGCGCACAGCGAGGTCAACACCTCGGTCACGTCGCGAACGAGGTCATCCTTGAGTTCGTCCGGGTCCATGACCAGGACCGCGCGGCCTTGCGCCGCGAGCGCGGATTCCACGTACTCGAAACCGAACCGCATCAAGCGGTCGCGATGCTCGACCACCAGCGTCTTGACGGCGGGTGACTTGAGCAACCGCATCAAGCCGCGCCGATGGCCGTTCAACCCGGACCCGACTTCCTTGACCACTTCGGCCACGCGCAATCCTCGTTTGGCCGCGAATTCGGCCAGCCGCGCGACTTGTCGGTCCAGGTCGCCGCGCTGGTCGGAACTCGACACGCGGGCGTACAACGCGACACCATCGCCGGCCGTCGATTCAACGGCATGGACGATCACGGTTCCCGTGGCGAGCTGTTCTGCGGGAACGGGGATCGTTCCAGCTTTCCACATCCGCCACGCGGTCTTGTACGAAATCCCCTGCAATTTTGCCCACGCGCTTAATTTCATGCGGTATATTTTACCGCATTTAGGTATCGATGGCTATGAATAATTCAGCAGTTGGTCAACCCCGCCCACCTTCCCCGGCATCCCCATCCCCGCCCCGTGCGGGGATTTTTTTGCCAGAGAAGTAAAGAATGCTTGACTTATAAAAGTACAGCATGCTTTACTTATCTCAACCCGCCGTCACCGGCTGTATCAGTCTGAGGCGACCGCAAGTCCTCATGGGGTCAGACGCGGCGGCGGGCCAAATCCTCCAACGGTGGTTATTCCCGCCGGTCGATCCGCAATCCGGCCGGAGGGCTTTTTCTGGAGACGAACATGGCAATGGCAACAACGAATCCCTGCATAACCTCATCGCGGGTCACCACGAAAGACGCCAGGCTCATCATCGGCGATTTCCGCAGGCGTCAGGTCGACCGCGAGAACGCCGAACAGATCGTGGCCCGGATCGACCGCAATCTGGAGCTGCGCCGGATGCTGCGGCAGCCTCCTCCTCCACCCTCCCGCCTTCCGAATCGTCAAGAAATGGCGATCGTGCTGGTCGTGTCGGCATTGGTTGGGCTGGGTGCTGGCGCCCTCATCCTGTTCGGAAGATAAGCATGAACGCCATTTTGAATACAGCGCTGGCCGGCGCTGATCAAGGCGCTCCAGTTCCCTGGTCGCCCCGGATCGACGGGCTCTTGATGCCAGACGATCAGGCATTGGCGGACTGGAAAGACAGACAGCGTGATGAGGCTGTAGCCGCGTTTCTGGCGGAACAGCATCAGCAGACGCTCAAGAAGATCGATGCCGCGCTGGCGTTTTTTCGAGGAGAGCATTAATGGCCTTCGACCTCAGCTCGATCACCGCTGGCCCGCGCCAACAGCCGCCGCGCCTGTTTCTCTACGGCCCGCATGGCGTGGGAAAGACTACTTTCGGCTGTAGCGCCCCCGATCCCATCGTCATTCAGACCGAGGATGGTCTGGGCACACTGGAAACGCCCGCCTTTCCGCTGGCCCTGACCTGCGATGACGTGATCGAGGCGATCTACTCGCTCTATCAGGAAAAGCACGACTTCAAAACGGTGGTACTCGATTCGGCCGACTGGCTGGACAACCTGATTCAGCGCCAGGTGCGAGAGACCCACGACGAGAAAGCCTTGGCCTACGGCAAGGATGCGCTGTTGGTCGCCGAGCGCTGGCGAGAAGTGCTGGACGGTTTCAATGCCCTACGCACCGACAAGGCCATGACCGTCATCCTGCTGGCCCATTGCGAGGTTAAGCGCGCCGATCCGCCTGATGGAGATTCCTACGAAAGGTATCAGCCCAAGTTGCTGGGCCGATCTTCGGCGCTGGTTCAAGAATGGGCCGATGCCGTCCTATTCGCCAACTTCAAGATCTTGGTCAAGGACGAGATGGTTGGGAAGAACAAGGACACGAAAATCAAGAAACCGCTGCCCACCAACGAACGCATCCTGCACACCGGGGAGCGCCCGGCTTACCTGGCCAAAAACCGCTATGGACTCCCCAGCGAGTTGCCCATGGACTGGTCTGCATTCAACGCCGCCATGCCCGTCCCTTTTTAATCCTGCCTGACCACACCTCACCAAACCAACCGACATAGAGAGAACCGACCATGGCTTATCTGGGATTTGACGCAAGCAATGTAGAACCCGCCGACTTTACGGCCTTACCGACCGGGGATTACGCGGTGGTCATCACCGACAGCGAGTTCAAGAACTCGAAAAAAGGGTCTCAGTACTTGGCGCTCACCTTCCAGGTCATCGAGGGCCAAGGCAAAGGCCGCAATCTATGGCATAACCTGAACCTAAACCACCCCAGTCAGAATGCGCAAGACATCGCTCAGCGCGAGTTGAGCGCTATTTGTCGCGCAGTCGGCAAAATGGCTATTCAGGACAGCGCGGAACTCCACAACATCCCCCTGCGCGTGCATGTGGCCTACGTGCCCGCCAAGGATGAGTTCCCCGAAGGAAACCGCATCAAGAAATGGATGCCGTACAGTCAGTCTCCATCGCCGACCGCCACTCGTCCGCAAGCCGCGGCTCCCGCTGCTCGCCCGCAAGCCGCCGCTCCGCCCACCAACAAAGCGGCTCAGCCACCTGCTGCCGGTAAAACGCCACCCTGGCGCAAGCCGAAGCACCAGCCAGAAGACGCTCCAGAAGTTCGTCAAGAAGCCGTTGAAGACGACGTGCCTTATTGATGGCCGCTCTCCCTATTCAGGTCGATCCGACCTTGGCCGCGCTGGATCAAATCCACGAACGCGCGGCCGGCTCGGAAGCGCCTCGCGCGCATCTGGACGCCAGTCAGATCGGCCGGCCTTGCTCGCGCGCGATTTGGTACGCCTTCCGCTGGGCCATGCGCAGACCCCTATCGGTCACTGGTTATCGCGCCATCCAGGACAGTCATCGTGGCAAGCAGGTCATGGCCGACTGGCTGCGGTCAATCGAAGGCGTTCAACTTTGGACGGAAGACGAAGACCATCCCGGCCAGCCAATTAGCTTTCAATCGCTGGGCGGGCATTTCGCGGGTTCTCTGGACGGTGTCATCCAGGGCTTGCCGCAAGCGCCAAAAACCCCGCACGTCTGGGAGCATAAGCAAGTCAACGAGAAGAAATTCAACAAGCTGGTCCGGCTGATCGCCGAGCACGGCGAGAAGGCGGCCCTGGCCGAATGGGACGAGGTGTATTACGCCCAAGCCCAGGTCTACATGCGCATGATGGGATTGACGCGCCACTTTCTCACGGTCTGCACGCCGGGCAATCGCGCCATCGCGAGCTGCCGCACCGAGCACGACAAGGAACGATCGGCCGCGCTGATGACCAAGGCCACAAAAATCATCGTGGCTGAGCGGCCACCCCTCAAGCTCTCGGATCGGCCCGATCATTTCGTTTGCCAGCAATGCGATTTTCGTGCGCTATGCCAAGGCGTTTCCGAGCCCAGCGTCCATTGCCGGACCTGTGCTCACTCCACGGCCCGCACTCAGGACAGCGCCCCTTGGCAATGCGAATTGCGCAACCTCGCGCTCAGCGAGGGCATCCAGCGCGAGGGGTGCGAATCGCACGCCTTTCATCCCGACCTGCTCGCCAACTGGGCCAAACCACACCAGGCTGACCCGGCTACGGGAACCTTGACCTTTAAGCGCCTTGATGGCGCCACCTTCACGAACGGCCGCGAGGGCTGCCCGAGCAAAGAGCTGTTCGCGCGGTATGCCCTGCCCGCTCATGATGTTCTGGGGGAACTGTCGGCCGTGACAGAGATCGACGAGGCCAAGCTGTTGGCTGGCGAGATTACCGAATCGGATTGGGGTCGGATCGCATCGGCATTTGTCATGCTGAAGGATCGTTTTGACGAGTCCAGCACGAATCGGCTGGTCGAGCTGTTGGGACAGATCGACAAGGCGTATTGCGAGCGATCACAACAAGCGGAAGTGACGGCGGCATGACTCGTGATGAAGGCCGCCTATTACAACGAAAACAATCCATACGCCGCGCAATGGCTAAGAAACCTAATTGCGCAAGGATTAATCGCGCCTGGCGACGTGGACTACCGCAGCATTACCGAGGTACGCATCGATGACCTACGTGGATACCAGCAATGCCACTTCTTCGCCGGAATCGGTGGATGGAGCCTCGCGCTACGGCTAGCCGGATGGCCAGATAACCGACCTGTTTGGTCTGGAAGTTGCCCATGCCAACCGTTCAGCGCGGCCGGCCAGCAGCGCGGCTTCGCGGATGAGCGCCACTTGTGGCCCGCGTTCTTCACCCTCATCCGCGAGTGCCACCCTTCAACAGTCATTGGGGAACAAGTTGCCAGCGCTGCTGGCCTCGCGTGGCTGGACCAAGTTTTCGCTGACCTGGAAAACGCGGACTACGCCGTCGCGGCGGCCGATTTGTGCGCTGCGGGCATCGGCGCTCCGCACATCCGGCAACGGCTCTACTGGGTGGCCCACGCCCATGGCGGGGACGCCGGCCCAGAAAGGCTACAACGAGGCCGGGAATACCGACAGCGGCCGAAAGACCGTGGCCCTGGTGACCTGCGGCTGGCCGACCCCGATGACTCCCAGCGGCGGGAGGACCACCGCCAGCACCGACCGGATGGACGCGACGGGCCGCACCCAGGACGGGAAGAAGCACAGCGCCAGCCTGGAACATGCCGTGAAGTTCACGACGTGGGCGTCCCCATCCGCTCGGGATTGGCACAGCGCCTCGGCCTCGACGACATTCCTGGCCAACCGCGCGGCACAGACCCAGGGGAAACCCCTGAGCGAACAGGCGTACACCTTGACGCCTGGAGCGACATCGAATGGATTGAATGCAGCGACGGGAAAGCCCGGCCAACTCAACCCGGCATTTTCCCGCTGGCTCATGGGGTTCCCGGCCGAATGGGACGCCTGCGCGCCTACGGCAACGCCATCGTCCCGCAGCTCGCGGCTGTCTTCATTCGGGCATGTATCTGACAAGGAAAAAGCATGACCCCCCACCCCTACCAACTCGACGCCGTTCAGTCCGTGCTGGGGTACTTCAGCACGGGCGGCGATGGCCACCCATTGATCGTCATGCCCACCGGCACCGGCAAGAGTCTCGTCATCGCCGAACTGATTCGGCATGTGCTCGCGGAATACCCCGGCGTGCGCGTGCTGATGGTGACCCACGTCAAGGAGCTGATCCAGCAAAACATGGAAAAGCTGCTGCGAGTGTGGCCGGATGCACCAGTAGGCGTGTACAGCGCCGGGCTCAAAAGCCGGGAAACGCACGCATCGATTCTGTTCTGCGGGATTCAATCCATCTGGAACAAGGCGGGCCAGCTTTCGGATTTCGACCGCCCCATCGAACTGGTCTTTATCGACGAGGCGCACCGAGTTCCCCTGTATGAATCCGGCATGTACCGTCGTCTGTTGCGCGACCTGGAAACCGTCAATCCGGATCTGCGCGTCATCGGCTTGACCGCCACGCCTTACCGCCATGTCCCCGCCACGCGGAACCTATCGGGAGGCTATCTATCGTTGATCGAAGGCGATGACCGGCTATTCACCGATGTCGTGTTCGATCTGAGTGACCGCTTGCCCTGGCTGATCCAGCAGGGCTATTTGGCTCCCCTGTGGCCTTTACCTGGCACCTACCAGGTCGATCTTGAAGGTATCAAGATCGATCGCGGCGACTACCGCGAGGATCAGCTCGACGAGCTGATGGCGGGTGACGAGGTGGTTGATGCGATCCTGAGCGAAGCGATCCCCATCGCTCAAGCGGATGATCGCCGGAGCTGGTTGGTTTTCTGCCCCGGCGTGGGGTCGGCCCGCGCCATGGTAGCCGGGCTACGAGCGCACCAGATCAACACCGGCCTCATCACCGGTGATACGGCCAGCGTGGAGCGCGCTGACCTGATCAACGAGTTTCGTGCCGGACGGCTGACCGCCTTGGTGTCGGTGGGGGTGCTGACAACTGGCTTTGACGCGCCCATGACCGACCTGTTGCTGATCACTCGCCCGACGGTCAGCCCGGTGTTGTGGGTGCAAATGTGTGGCCGGGGCATGCGGCCCACCGAGGCCAAGGTGGCAATCGAAGGCGAACGCCAGCGCGGCTGCCTGGTGCTGGACTTCTGCGGCAATGCCGAACGGCATGGCCCCATCGATGCGATCCGGCTTAAGCGGCCCGGCCCGAAAAAGCAGGAACCCACCAAGGCATGTCCGGGTTGTGGCACCGTGGTGCGATTGCTGGCCTCATCCTGCCCGGAATGCGGCCTGGTCTTCGAATCCGAAAAAGAAAAAGACCTGCCCGTGTTGTCGGATCGAGACGTGATGTCGGGGGTGGTGAGGCATTATGCGGTCACTCGCGTCATGTATTCCCGCCATATCGGCAAATCGGGCATCCCCACCTTGCGGGTCGATTATTTTTCGGGATTGTCGCGCGTGACGAGCGAATGGGTGTGCCTGGATCATGCGATGGGCTCCTATGCTCGAATCAAGGCACATCGCTGGTGGGCATATCGTCAGCCTGGCGAATTCATGCTGCCCGGCGGAGTCAATCAGGCTTTGGATTGGATTAAGGGCGGATTCAAACTGAAAGAACCCGTCGCAATCAATTTGGTGCAAGGTAAAGACAAATACCCGCTGATTACGGGTTTTGAATGGCCGGTAGAGCTTGAAGAGACTGAAACGAACACAGCGGCTTAATCAATCCTGGAGATAGAACCATGAAAATAAAAATCGATGCTAGCAAGTTGGCTCAAGAAATAGAAAAATCGATGAGTGGGCTTAGGTACCATGCAATTGAATCTGAGTCGTTCTGCATTTTTGAGCACAATGGGAAACAAATTCAGATTAACGTAACTCGTGACCCCGATGATTTTATCGAAACAGTTATCGACGGCATTGTCAGTATTGAAACAAGTCAAGAATACTCACAATGAGGATCAACCGGTAAGAGTGTAGCTTGGGGTGAGCTGCGGGAAATCCCCTACAAATGGCTAAAGCGTAGCCACCGGCCTCAATACCACTGCATGCGAGACGGCTATAAGCATGAGGAAGAGAACGCCCATGTGCCGAAGTGTTAAGCATGGGCCAGCAAGGCTCCTGAGCCGGAGCATATAGGATGTGTAAAAATGAATACTACAGTCAGAAAATGCCCGCATTGTAATAGCGATGTGCTGATCAAATATGCAGAAGACGGAACTATTTATTACGAGTCCTGTGGAAGCGATTCAGATAGCGCTGCTTTGTATAAAGCGAGAAGAGTTGCTATCAATGGGACTCCGCCAACTCCACGCAATCTCGACGATTCAGGTAGCCCTTACCCCGGCATGGCAGCCGCCTTTGAGAAACACTTCGGGCAGAGTTGGACTGATCCAGACTGGCGTTCTGAGGTCAGCACATGGGCGGCCGCCTGGAAGGCCGCGCTCCAGAATCATGGGCAGTGACATGTCGAAAACCATACACCTTGGCATACACATCAATAACGCTTTGAGTAATAGCGATCAGGACCTTGCCGGCTTACTGATTGACGACGATGGTCACGAGCTTTCAGCGAAGGAAGTTCGCCGTGTCCTCGCCAAAGAGATTGCCAATGGATACACGATATTTTGCGGTTGCGATAATCGCCGAGAAGACGGCGGATGTGCTGGGCATGATTGCTGAAGTCCTCACCCTCGCCGAAGCTGCCGCGCTGCTCCGCTGTAGCCCGGACACCGTGCGCCGTCGGGCCATGGCTGGCGATCTTCCGGGCCGGTCCGGGCTGGGTGGCTGGCGATTCAGTCGGGCCGCGCTGTTAAACTGGCTGGCTAGTGGGGATGATCGGGAGACGGCGGCATGGCGCTCTACTTACGCGGCGAAATCTGGTGGACTCGAATCACCGTCCGAGGTATCGGAACGGTGCGAGAAAGCACTGGCTTCAGGAAAACCGAGAAGCGCGCGGCGAAGGAGTGGCACGACCAGCGGCTCACCGAACTCCGGGCCGAGGCCGCCATCCGGCGGAACCCCGTGCTTGCGCGCCATCGATGGGATGAAGCAGTCCTAAAATGGCTGGACGAGAACGGGCACAAGCGGGACATCGAAGGGGACCGCCAGCGTCTGCGGCTACTGCATCCCGATCTGCGTGGCAGCGAACTACGCGACATCACTCATGACCGGTTGACTGCTATTCTCGCAAAACACCAGCAGCTCAAAACCCCCGCCGCTCGCAACCGCTATCGGGCCACCGTCAGATTCATCCTACGCAAAGCCGAACGAGAGTGGGAATGGATCGACCGGGCGCCGGTGATCCGGCTGGAACGAGAACCGCCGACCCCCGGCCGATGGATCACCCGGGAAGAAGCAGCGCGACTGGTCGCGACCTCCCCTACTCACCTGCAACCCGTGATCCGGTTTGCCCTGGCCACGGGCTTGCGCAAGTCGAATATTCTCGATCTGCGCTGGGATCACGTTGACCTGCAAAACCGGCAACTGTGGGTATCGGCCGAGGACGCCAAGGGCAAAAAAACCATCGGACTGCCGCTGAACGGCCCCGCCCTGGACGTGCTGATCGAGTGCCGGGGTAAGCATCCAGAGTATGTGTTTACGGTGGATGGACGGCCGTACCAGTGGATCGATCACCGGACCTGGCAGGGCGCGTGTCGTCGGGCAGGGCTGGAAGGCTTCCGGTTTCACGACCTGCGGCATACCGCAATCTCGTGGCTCGCTCAGGCCGGCGTCGATCCGCAGCGCCTGCGGCAGATAGGAGGGTGGTCCACCATGGCGATGGTCGAGCGGTATAGCCACCTGAATGTCGAAAACCTGCGGGAGGCGATGGAGCTTTTGCCGGACGTTGCGCCCGCCGGCGGCGGGGTGATTCTGATACGAAAAAAATCCTGAAAATATTTTCGATACCCTATTGTATATCTATTATACGCGCGTATAATAGTAGTCAAGGGTAAGGCATGGGGCCAGACCTAAGAGAAGGGGAACGAAGATGAACGCGAAATCACAGCATTGCACGCTGGAAGGTTGGGCGGAAATCGCGGGATTGGAAGTTACGGCAAAACGAACGGGAAAATGGGATCCGTCGATTTTTGAAATGAAAGCAAGGGCTGTAGCATACATTATGGAATATAAGGAATGGTGGAGCGGGTACATTGTGAACCCAGGGAAAGGAAATTTCATTTTCCGCCCTGATACTAAGCATTGCCCGTACTGACAACTATGAAGAGCGGCATGGGGCCGAGCCCAAGCAGGAGAACGAATATGAAATCAATCCCACTTTTTAATCCTCGCCTTGCTCGCCAAGCAGCAGCGGAAAACAAACAGTCCGACATCGCCGCCGATGAGCGGTACACCGAAATAGCCAGAGGTCTCCCGGAGTGGGCGCGGGAAATCGTCAAGAGAGAGATCGGAGGGACTGGCCAGCAGCGATTGGAGCTGGTAGAGGCGTGGATACAGGGGATGCAAGAGCGCGGGCACCTCTAATGCCTAACTCCAACAGTGACCAATCCCGCGCCGCCCGCATCGCGGCGACGCGGCGGCAGGAGCAGGAGCGCCAGGCCGAAGGATGGCGAAAAGTTACCCTCTGGCTACCACCCGCCACCATCGCGCGCCTCAACGCCCTCCAGAAGCGCTACGAGGGCAAGGGCAAGGTCGTCGAGGCCGCGATCCGGCTCCTCGCAGAGAACGAAATGGAAGGGCGAAATTAGACCGCTCTCAAGCCGAAAAAAGCACAATTTCAGCACAATCGCGTTTTTGCGGTGGAACCCCGTCAGGCTGACGGGTCGTAACTCATTGAATTGGCGGAGAGGGCTGGATTCGAACCCGCGTGGGGCGGCTAAGCCCCCATCCGATTTCGAGTCGGTCAAAAGTACCTGCATGTACAGCAAGTTACTGATTTTCAGTGGCATGAATTGGCACAATCCGGCGTGAATCGGCAAGGTCAGTGCAAGAAATCGGCACAACCGACGCTGACCGGACATCGGAAACCATTGACCCGCAGCACTGACGGGCGTACAACTTGCGGGACAGTCACAAGGAGGTTCTAACTGCTTATGAAAACCCA